CAAAGCCTGACTATCTAGACAGGAAGGGCTTTCTCTGCCTGTTGCTGGACCAAGCGCTAGCTAGGGGCTTGACAGGGGGGAGTAAGTTACCCGCGTACTGTGTCGGTGCGGGAACCAGCGATACCGCTCCAACCTCCCACGTAGAAAGTTCACAGGGACTTTCAGCCGTGGAAGGTCGCACAGACGAGAGTGTCTCCGCACCTCAGGAGGATTGCCCTCCCCTTGAACCAAAAAAAAACAAGAGTAAGAACAAGGGTATAAAAATCCTTTCTTACCCCTTGGAATTTGAGGAGTTTTGGCGGCTGTACCAGAGCCTCCCGGTCAAAGCTGGCAAGCAATCCAAGCCCTTAGCACTGAAGGAATGGCAGGCTGCCTGCGATGAGGTGCGGCCTGCTGATCTGCTGCGGGCGGTGCAGATGGCCATGGAGGTGCAGCACGCGGAGCTACGCAGCCCCAGAGGCTTCACGGTGGCCATGCCGGACTGTTTTCGGTGGCTGCGGGACTGCTGCTACCTAGCGCTACTGGAAGGCCACCAGACGCGGCAGCCTCAGCTGATCATCCCTGGTCAGACGGTGCTCTGATGAAGCTGTACGACCCCGGAAAAGCCGGCACCTACGTCTGGCCCATGACCAAGGGCAAACCCGGTGAGCCGACCACTTACCAGCTGACCAATACGGACAGCGCGGAGAACTGGGAAAAGCAGGGCTGGCAAATGGCTGCACCACATCAGGTGGGCCGCTACGACGCCGACGGCTGCTTCTGCACCTACCTGCCGCCGGTAGATGGGCACCACGGCGGCCTGGGCCGCTATGCGCGCCACCCGTTGGCCATGCAGGCCAAGGAAGGCTACGAGCGCGACCTGATCCAAAGCCGCTATGCAGGCGCCTCGTCGTGGAATTGACTACTAGCTTCCCCTAGTCCTAGCTCTGTCCGCCTAGCCCCATGAACCCAGCATTTGATTCCTATTCCGTCCGCTTCACCCTGCAGCGCGGCATCAATGCCGGTCACTGGACCCTTGCTGATCTCGACCAACCCAGTCGAGGATGGCTAGAGACCAAAGAACAGGCATCTCACATCCCCGCTTTCGTCCATCCCCCATACCGCAACCTCCTCCGTGATCAGCCCCCCACCGAAGCCGTCCAACCCATCAACCCCAGGGATTTCGACGTGGCTGCAACCCCTAGGGCTAACGAGGGATCAAGAAACCTGGACGTACTCCCTCAACGATGGCCAGACCAGCCACAGGTTCCCGATCTCAGTGACCGGCGTCATCTCAGCTGTGACCAAGACCCCGGAACAGCTGGCCCAGATCATGGCCAAACGCCACGTCTGGGAAGCGCGTGGCAACACCACACACCAAGCGCTGGAACACTTCGTCAACCATCGCTGGAACCCGGCGACTACCTGGAAGACCCCGCCGAGCCTGACTTCTGATGAGTACAAACCCTTCAGCACCTACATCCAACCGCTGCTGGCCCACCCCATCTGGGAATCCATCACACCCATCGGCTCGGAGCTGATGGTCTATTGCCTCAAGCGCAACGTGGCGGGCACCCTTGATCTGATCTTCCAGTTCCCAGACGGCACCTACGGCATAGCCGACCTCAAAACGCTCGGTCCTGCTGGGCGGCCCTATGACATCACCCCCCAGCTCGGGGCTGGCGTCCACATGGCCGGTGATCGCTACGGGCTGCTGTTCAGCCGGTGCCTAAGCATCTGGGCCAGACCCGGTGGCGTGCAGGTCCAGACCCATGACGCCCAAGAGTGCCTCGATGCGTGGTGGTCTGTTCTGGAGCAATACGAAGCCCGCTTCAGACCGTTTTGACCTGCCGCTAGCCAATCCACTTGCGCTAGCGCAACCTAGGGGCTATGGTTCAGAGCAAGGGGGCGACCCCACCACCACACACCACCAATGCCACACCCTTCCCCTACGCTTCCGCACGCTGGGTCGGTCCTTCCCGTAAGGCAGGACGCCGCGTGTGGCGGTATCGGAGGCCCAGCATCCCTTTGCACCACCCTCCCGCCAGCTCAGCCCAGCCTCGATGAATCCGAGTCTTGGCACTTTGTCTCGGCAGTCTGTGAAGACTCCTGCGGTCCCACCGAGCTGGACCACTTCCACAGCCTTTTCCAATCCGACGGCATCCCCTACACCGTCCAGCACTTCCCCATCGTTCCCCTAGCAGAGCGCGACCTCGACGACGCTGATTCCTGGTACGCCTCAGCCTTGACCCCAAGCCAACGCAACCCATCCCTTCGCTGACCACTGCCACTAGCACTAACGAGCCACAACCCATGACCTCCCAACCCATCTACGACACCACCGCTGGCATCCGCCACTTCACCCACCGCCGCGTCGATCCCACCCTCGACGTGGAGCGCTCAGCCATCAAACGCCTGCTCGCTGACTACCAAGCCCGCGTCAACGAGTTTGAACCCGGCAGCTGGGCTGACGGTCACATCTCCGGTGCCATCGAGGCCATCGAACGCGTCCTCCTCATGGAACTGGAATGAAACACGACATGACCCCCTGCATCCGCTACCGCGCCTGGCTGGCCTGTACCGGACGCATCCCTTCCCCAGAGCATCCCGCCAATCCCTACGAGTGGGCCTATCTCCGCGAAGAGCTGCGGCTTTATCCCAAATGGGTTCACAGCATGTGGTCCAACTGCAACCGCCAGCGGATGCCTGAACCCGGCTTCAGCGGTTTCTCTGATCCTGATTTTGATGCCTGGCTGCAACGCATCTACCTCCCGCAAGAGGTGACCGCATGACCTCTCCCCAACTTCCTCCGTTCCTCAACCACCCCACCACCGTGACCACCCATGCCACGCACCGCCGCGTTGACCGCTCCAACCTCTACGCCTTCCTCTTCTTCACAGCCATCTTCGCCGTCATCATTGCCCACGCTGGATGATGTCCTTGAGCGCATCTCCCTGGCCAAAGCCATTGCCAAGGAAGGCGAGAGAACCCTAAAAGAAGCGCTCGCAGACCTCGATGCCCTCGTGGACGCTGGTGAAGTAGACGCCAGCGAACCGTTGATCTGGGACGACTACAAGCTGACCAGCAGCACCCGCAAGTCCTACACCTACCCCGAGCACATCATCAAGCTGCAAACTTCCCTTAAGGCAGCGCAAGAGATGGCCGTGGCCTTGGGTGAAGTCGAAACCAAGCTCACCACCTTCTGGACCATCCGCAGCCTCTGATGATCCCTACCGCTGCCCTACGCCAGGCCCTGCAGCCGCCACCCATCGACCCCAACTCTGCGGCGTACCAGCAAGGCATGACTGACACCCTCCACGGTCTGCTGTGGATCTTGGAAGATCGTCTGCAGCATCCCTTGGCACCCTCAGCCAAAGGTGAACTGCAACGCCTGCGCAACCTCTTGCAAGAACGTTTTAACTGATGACGTACCTGACGGGCCACAGCCAAGAAATCTCAGAACTACTTGCTGCACTAAAAATTGCTCGCAAGGGCGTTACGGGTCTTCGCTTGATTGTTGAACCCCACAGCGTCGTGCGACTTGAACTGGAGCGACTTGTCTCTGATGACGAAGTGAAAAAGCTAACGACGTGGATCCTTAAGAAAGGCCTTCAAGGCAAGCAGCTGGATGACTGATCGCAATACCCATCGCTGAAGGCGCATGATCACCTTCACTGTGGCAGGGATGCCGCCCGCCCCTCAAGGCAGCAAAAAATGGGTTGGGGGCTCTCGCATGATCGAGTCTTCCAAAAACGTCAAGCCCTGGCGGTTCCTCGTTCAACAAGCAGCCGTTGCCCTCAACCAACCAACCATCACCGGCCCCGTCTCCCTCTCCTGCATCTTCCTATTTCCCCGACCCAAGTCCCACTACACCGCCAAAGGCATCCTCAAACCCTCAGCACCCACTTTCCATTCCGTCAAACCCGATGGCAGCAAATGCTTGCGCTCTACTGAAGATGCTCTCGTCGACGCTGGCCTTCTTCAAGATGATGCGCGCATTGCTATCTCCTCCCATACCAAGCGCTACACCACACCCTCCGAACACCCCGGTGCCATCATCACCATCATCCCCTTGGCAACCTAATCCCAGCAGTCCAGGCCCTATGGAACCCTGGTCCATCGTTGCCGAACACCCCTACGACGGTGAACCGTTTGGCATCGTCATGAAGGACGATTCCACCTTCACCGAAGCGGAATACATCGCCCGCCAGCTCCTGGCCACCTTCCGCATTACCGGCGGCTACTTCCCCACCCACCACGACGAACCCCTTAACGGCCATTACCTCTTCACCTACACGGTTGCCCCGGAAACCATCCCCCGCCTAGCGACCATCTGGGCACACTCGTTTGAAGACGCCGAACTCAGACTGAACCTTTTGGCCGCAGATGGCACGCTCTTTATGCCATCGCCCGGTTAAACTCTGGGCATGGGAAACATCTCTGACCTTAAGTTCGACCACAAGAACGCACGCAAGCGCACTGATAATTCCACCCGCCTAATTCAAGAGTCCCTTCAGCGTTACGGTGCTGCCCGCTCCATCGTCATTGACGAGGACAACCGCATCCTGGCCGGCAACGGCACCATCGCTGGCGCCCAAGCGCTAGGGCTAACGAAGCTCAAGGTCATCGAGGCAGCAGGTGACGAGATCATTGCTGTGCGCCGGTCTGGCCTCTCCGAAGATGAAAAGGTCGGCCTAGCCCTAGCCGATAACCGTGCTGCCGAGCTATCGGACTGGGACGCTCAAATGCTCCAGCAGCTCAGCGAAGAGCACGACATCGCTCCATGGTTTGAGCAGGAAGACCTCGATGCCATCCTCAATGCTGCCGAGCAGCTAGAGCCCGTCGAAGGCAACACCGATCCTGACGACGTACCAGAGCCCCCAGCAGACCCCATCACCAAGCCCGGTGACCTGTGGGTGCTTGGCAACCATCGCCTGCTCTGCGGTGACTCGACAGACACCGTTGCTCTAGAGCGTCTTACGGAAAACCACCCCGCCGACCTTTGGCTCACAGATCCTCCCTACAACGTCGCATACGAAGGCAAAACCGCTGATGCCCTAACCATAAAAAACGACAGCATGTCCAATGCTGACTTTCGGCAATTTCTTCACGACGTTTACGTGGCAGCTAACTGCTTTCTAAAGCCAGGCGCATCCTTCTACATCTGGCACGCCGACTCCGAGGGCTACAACTTCCGTGGTGCTGCCCACGACATCGGCTGGAAAGTTCGCCAATGCCTTGTTTGGGTCAAATCCGTCATGGTCATGGGCCGTCAGGACTACCAGTGGAAACATGAACCATGTCTTTACGGCTGGACCGGAGGCGCTGCACATTTCTGGGCATCAGACCGCAAGCAGACCACCGTTCTTGAATTTGACAAGCCACGCCGCAACGGCGAGCACCCCACCATGAAGCCTGTGGACTTGTTCCAGTACCTCATGGCCAACTCCACCAAGCCCGGTGCCGTTGTCCTCGACTCTTTTGGCGGCTCTGGCACCACAATCATTGCCGCCGAACGCTTAGGCCGCAAAGCACGGGTCATGGAACTGGACCCTGCCTACTGCGACGTGATCGTCAAGCGCTGGGAAGACTTCACCGGCCAAACCGCCATCTGCTTCCCCTCTGAAGCTCACTTCACCGAGGCACAGGAGGCTGCCTGATGGCACCCGCTCGTGGCCCCAAAAAGGAAACCCTCGAACGCGCTGAACGCTTCGCACGCATCATCGCCACAGGTGGCCGGCGCTCGGATTGCATCCGCTACGCACGGGAAAACTGGGGGGTCAAAGACGATGCCTGTGATCTTTACCTCCGTGTCGCCCGCGAGAAGCTGAAGGCTGACTGGGACATCGAACGCCCCCAGATGATTGCTGACCTGCTCTCGCAGTGCTCCACGCTGCAGCTGGAAGCACGCCGCGCTGGGCAGTACCACATTGCTCTGGGTGCCATTAATACAGCTGCCAAGCTGGCGCAGCTGTGTTCCTAAAGCCAGAGGTAAACTAGGCAAAAGAGGCTTTGGCCATGCCGATTCGTCGTGACTCTCGCGGAAGGTTTGCTGGTAGCGGCAGCATCAGCACTGCCACCCGTGCAACTACTACAGGCCCTAGGGCCAGAAGAAATGCTGCAACGATGAAGCAGGAAATTGCTGGGCGGACCGAGAATGCTCGTTATCAAGCCCGGAGTTCTAGAGCTACAAATCGAAACCGCCAGCAAGCGATTGCAGATGGAGGCTCTAAACAGACTCTTTCGCGAATCAATAATACGCTTGGCGGCGTTTCAGCAGGAGCAACTCGACGTGCAAATCGAAGTCGTTCTAAAGCTAAAATCATGGAGCGTGAACGCCGCAGCCTCCTCCGTCGTGGCTCAAGGCGTGGAGGCGGGTGAGCATTCTTACTGCTGTCCGTGAAGGCCACGTCCTTCAGCAGCTAGGCCAAAGCGGTGAGCTGATTGATACAACCAAGCTGCTGACCCGCATCCGTGCCGACCTGCACCCCGGTCAGCTGGCTTTTGTCGATGACACCAGCACCCAGATCATTGGCATCTCCGCTGGATACGGAGCTGGCAAAACCCGCTCGCTCTGCGCCAAGGCGGTCCACCTAGCCGCTGCCAACCAAGGCTTCATCGGTGCGGTGATGGAACCCACTGGCCCCCTGATCCGCGACATCTGGCAAAACGATTTCGATGACTTCCTAGAGGCTTACGACATCCCCTACACCTTCCGCGCCTCACCACTGCCGGAATACACCCTCCACCTACCTGGCGGGGATACCAAGATCCTGTGCCGATCCTTTGAGAACTGGTCGCGCATCATTGGCCTCAACCTGGCCTGGGTGCTAGCCGACGAGATCGACACCGTGGCGCCCTCGATTGCTAGCAAGGCCTTCCCCAAGATCCTTGGCCGCTTGCGTGCCGGCAACGTGCGGCAGTTCGGTGCAGCCTCGACGCCTGAAGGATTCCGCTGGATGTGGAACACCTTCGGCAGTGACGATGCTCAGCAGCGAGCTGACCGCCGGCTGATCAAGATGCGGACGGCAGACAATCCCCACCTACCGCCGGATTTTATCGAACGCCTTCAAGCCAACTACGACCCCCAGTTGTTGCGGGCGTACTTAGACGGTGAATTTGTCAACCTGACCACCGGCCAGGTCTACGACCGCTTCAACCGCATCAAGCACGTCCGCGACGACTTTGCGGCCATCGAAGACGAAGAAACGATCCTTGTGGGCATCGACTTCAACGTAGGCAACACCAACGCAGCCCTAGCCGTGCGTCGTGGCCGGGAGCTGTTCTTCTTTGATGAGATCGCTGGTGCCCATGACACCGATGCCATCGGCCAAGAACTGCGCCGCCGCTACCCGCACGCCCGCATCCTGGGCTACCCCGACGCCTCTGGTGCCAACCGCAGCACCAACAGCACCCGCAGCGACGTGGCCATCCTGGCCAGCTACGACATCAGCAACATGGCCCCCAAGGCCAACCCACCCATCCGTGACCGCGTGGCTGCTGTGCAGGCAGCCTTGGAAAACGGCAAGGGTGAGACGCGGCTATGGGTGCATCCACGCTGCCGCAAGCTGATCGAGTGCCTCGAGCTGCAGAGCTATTCAGAACGTGGAGAACCCGACAAGGAAGCCAATTACGACCACATGAATGATGCTGCCGGCTATCTGGTGCATCGGGTGTTTGAAGTGGGCCGGGCAACAGCAGGCAAAGCCGTGCGCAATCTCAGGCTCTACTGATCGGCAACCTATGGCGAGAGAGTTTGCCTTCCCTGCCATGGCTCGGTCCTACAAGCGCGACAAAAATGGTCGCTTCTCTGGTTCTGGAGGTGGCGGCAAGATTGCCAAAAGTGACAAGAATGAAACCGCGAGAGCAAAATACAAAAAGGCAGCTGGCGAAGCGCGAGAAGCCAGTAAATCTATGGCGAAACGCGAAAAGCGTGGCACTGTTGACGCTTTTGCTAAAGCAGAATCTAAGCGTACTAAATCAAATCTAACACGCGTCACAAACCAGTTAACTGGAAAGAAAGGGGGCAAAAAGGCTGTTGCCAAGAAGGCCCCAGCACAATCTAAAGGCTTAGCATCAGCACGTTCATCAGGTCGCGCCAAGGGCAAAGCCATCGCAGCCAAAGTTAGCGCCCGTAACGCAGCTCTGGACCGCAAAGCCAAGGCCTACGGGGGCTGATTAGTAACCATTGCCCGAATCAGCGTCGTGATCACCACATCCGCCACCTCCCTTGCCTTTACCGGAACCATCCTTGATCTCAAGGTGGAAGATCCAGGCATGGCCTGGCGGCGGATGGAACCCCGCTGGGAACTGATTGAGGCCCTTATCGGTGGCACGCTGTTGATGCAGACGGCAGGCCGAAGGTGGTTGCCGCAGGAACCCAAGGAATCAGGCGACAGCTACAAAGCACGCCTATCACGCTCGGTGTGCCCGCCCTACTACTCCCGGCTGGAGCAGATGCTGGCCGGCATGATCAACCGCAAGCCCGTCCGCCTCGACAACGTCAACGAAACCATTACCGAACACCTGTTTGACACCGACCTGCAAGGCAACGACTTGAACGTCTTTGCGTACGACTTGGCCCGCAAAACCCTGCGCTATGGCCACTGCGGTGTGCTGGTGGACTTCCCCCGTGGTGATGAGAACACCCAAGGTGATCGGCCCTACTGGTTGACCTACACGCCACGCGACATCCTCGGCTGGCGCACTGACATCCTTAACGGCAGCCAGAAGCTCACTCAACTCCGTCTGCGCGAACAGGTGGTGGCTCCCTACGAAAGCGGCAACGGCTTTGGTGAGCAGATCATTGAGCAGATCCGCGTGCTGGAACCTGGCAGCTTTCGCCTGTTCCGCAAGACGCCCAGCAAAGGCGGCGACTATGAGCTGATCGCCGAAGGACCCACCACCCTTGATGAGATCCCCTTTGCTGTGGCCTACGGCAACCGCATCGGCCAGCTGGAATCCACACCACCCTTGGAGGAGGTGGCCTTCCTGAACCTGCAGGCGTACCGCGTCGGTTCAGACCTCAGCAATCAACTGCACATCGCTGCAGTGCCGCGCTTCCACCTCTACGGCGTGCCGGCAGAACTTGATGAGATCACCGCTGGCCCTGACTCGGCCATGGCCTTGCCGGTAGATGCTCGCGCTGAGTTTGTCGAGCCTCAAGGCACCAGCTACCAGTACCAGTTCCAGCAACTGGATGCGATCCGCGATCAAATTAACCAACTGGGTCTAGCCGCCATCCTCGGCCAGAAGAATGTCGCTGAATCCGGCCTGGCCAAAGCGATGGACCGCAGCCAAGGCGACTCGGCCTTGATGACCGTCGCCCTTGGTCTGCAGGACACCATTGACAACTGCCTCAAGTTCCACGCCGCTTACCTCGGCATTGGCAACCCTGGCAACAGCATGGTCAACACCGACTTTGTCAGCCAGCGCATCGAACCCACCCATGCTGCAGAACTGATGAAGCTGTGGCAGTCCGGTGCCATCACCCAAGAAACCCTGCTCATCCAGCTGGCCGATGGTGAATGGCTCTATGACGACTTCTCGGTGGACGATGAACTGGAAGCCACTGCTGCCATGCAGCAGGCCCGCCTAGAAGCGCAGGAGGCTCAGCTCCAGAGTGCTATCAACGAGTTGCCAACTGCTCCAGCCAACAACCAGCAAGAACCCAACAGTGACAACGACGAGGATGCCTAGCACCAACAACTGCATCTTCCGCAAAGGAAGTAAC